CTCTTTAAAGGTGGCTTAAGTTTTTAGTTTCTAATTTATTTTTTCCATCCTTGCCGCTTGCTGACCTTTTAGGCATTCAGCATGGCATAGGCATAGTCTTGCTTGGTGTAGTCTTTAACGGCTTCTAGGTAGTGTCTGTACACGCCTTTCTTCTCTAGCCCTGACTTAACCCCATGATGGGTTTCGCATAGGCTCTGAAAGATGTTGCGTCTAAATGCTTGTTCCCCTATTGCGCTCCAAGGGAATACATGGTCTACATGGTTTGCTGATGTGATTTGTTTGTCTATCAGACAGGCTTGGCATAGTGGTTGTGTAGATAACTGCCTATTGCGGATTGATTGCCATGCTGATGTTTTGTAATGTGCGCTAAATGCTTTACGGTCTTCACTTGTCTTAAGTGTCGGGGCATGATCTACACAATAGATAGACCCTTTGATGCTTGGTGCTTTGCATTGGTATTCAGCGCATTGGGTCTTGGGTATTGATGGCATTACTTGAGGAAGCGCAACTTATACAATGTTGAGTCAATCAGTTGGGCAATCTCATCCACGCTGTTCTGTAGTTCACTGTCTTGCGGAAATTGCTCTGCCCTACGCAATGTAGCTACCTCGTCTTTGAGGTATGTCATATAAGCTACTGGCTGATCGGGCAATTGGTAGTCTGTAGTGAAGTCATGCAACAGACCGTACTTGCCTTGGAATGCTTCAATGAAGTCATCCAAAAGATCATCTACCTTTGTGTAATAGCCTTGTAGCGCCTTATGTTCTGCATAGCTTTTGGTGGTCAAGTGCAGAATGTGTGCGTTTGTGACGCTATGCAGCAGACACATTGTGAATTGCATTACAGGGTCAGATTGCTTTTCAACGCTGAATTTCATAACTGTCCTTTTGGCACATTGTCAGGCCATAAGCCCAATTTTACCAGCTTGTCTACCGTTTTGACATGGCTTTTATGCCACATCTCTTGACGTTCTTTCTTGGTCATGTTCTTGCCTTGGTCTAATTCTGAGTGGCAAGCAAAGCATAGCGAGGCAATTAAATTGTCGCTGGCCTTAATGCCTCTACCCTTACCGCCACTCCAATTAGTGTGCGCGGCAACCACTGTTCCATCATCAGCACCGCAATGCTGACATGGTATTTGTCGGGCATTGCTTAATAGCTTTGGGCTTCTGATGTACTGGTGTTTAGGATATTTCATGCTTGTTTAGTTCAGGCTTCTTGTTTGGATGCGCCCTGCTGTGAATGCTGAACTGCTTATAAGCAATCAGGTTTTCTTCTTGTGTAAGATTTTCGTAAACCTGTGCTTTCTTAGGCTTAAACGCTATGTCACTGGCAAACATACTTGGCCTTGGGTTCTTTGCCCACAGAAACGGTGAATTTTGCTGGCATTTGCATTTTTTAGAAGTCATGCTTTCTCCTTGACCGTAGCCCAAGCCGTTTCGTTGCACTTGGCGCATTGGTAGTGGTAGTGATTGCGGTCTGGCATAGGGGTCAATATCCAGCGGTGTTTACATTGGTTCATGTGTTCTCCTTGATAGCGTAGTCGTGAAATATCGCACCTTTGCTGGCATCTCCCACCTTGCAAGACTTCACCCAGACATTCTTACCACTTGCAAGCCTTCTCAAATGACCTCGGCGGTCATGTAAGCGAGGTGATGCGTGTGTACCCCCCTTACCCTCTGATCGAGGTTTTGCTGGCTCAATCCAGACCGTTGTCCAGTCGTAGGTTGGCAATTTCCCTTGCTGAATCTTGCGGCGGTTGGTGAACGTGTCGCGCACCGATGGGGTGTATGCCTCCATGCGACTATCCATAGCCCCGTACCACGCTCCAAGTTGCGCCAACATCAACTCAGCAAGCTCTTTGTCTACGGGTTCATCTTCGTTGACGGAACCATATCGAATCTGGTCACCTTCAATGAAGTAAAACATTGCAGGGATGGGGCGCAAACGTGTTCCAGATGGGCCTTTCCACATGGACACAGAAATACCCTCGTCTGGGTCTTCTCCCGCCACCAGCATCAAAACCTCGTAGCTTGGGTGGTGGCTTGTCTTACCCTGCCACGCAACAAAACATTTGTTGAACGGTGGTCTATGCGTCATCACCGGATCAAGGTTGGCTCTTTGCTTATCTCCAACTGCGCCAGTCATGTCAAACCATTTCATGTCAACAATATCGACTCCAGCGTCAGCCATCAATCTCATTGAGGAACGAATAAGTTGGGTGGTCATGTGTTCCCCCTTGCGAACTCGCCGTGTAGTTTTTTACGAGCATCTGTAGCAACTTGCGCCGCATCTTCAATCTTTTCAAAAGAACCAAGATGCACGCTTTTTCTGTTGATGCAGATGGATGCCACCCATTTCTTTGACTGCTTGTGCCATACAACACCTTTGATCTTGCTGGCCCCGGTTGCCATTCTGTTTTGATTGTTCTGTGCTGACGTTGCTTCTCGCAAATTTTCAATACGGTTGTTCTGCCTGTTGCCGTCAATATGGTCAACTTGAGTCGGCATGAATCCATGAAAATACAAGAACACCAAACGGTGAACTCTGTACAAGCGTTGATTTACAGACCCCTTCAAATAACCTTTGTCATTTACAGACCCCAAAACATCACCAACTTTTCTTTTATTGACGTTTGTTTTTGCAACAAGCTGCCCATCAACGTAATCAAACAAATTTTTCAGTTCCGCTTGTGTAATCATTTTTCATCCTTTGATCTTGCTCGGATGACGGTGGCGCAATTGATACACGCAGAATCCCAATCTCCTTCGGATAAATCGTCTGCATTGTCCTCACACAATTTTGCACACGCCTCTCTTTCGGCCTCAACAGCCTCACGCATTGCCACACAGGCATAGCGTTTGCAGGTCGGGCCGCATGAATGAATGCCCCACTTGTACTTCTCGTCTTGGTCAGCACGGACAAGGGCAACAAGGCGTTCAATCTCTGGCATAAAGTCTTTAAACAAACCCCAATCGTCGCCCCCAGCTTCACGGGCAAGTTCTATCGTGTCTCTCATGTGTTCTTTTCCTTAAGTTTGGCTTCGATGGCTCGGGCAAATGTCAACAACGAAAAATTATTGTGCTCATCTGTAGCAATTACTTCCGCTTCGCATATTTCACCAAATGGCAGACCAACCCATTGCCGCTGTGCTGCGGGTGGGGAGATTACTTTCCCAGAGCGCACAAGTGCTCCATGCAAAACATTGCGCATGTCTGCATCAATCGCCACAGGCTCCTGCACAGGTGCTTGCTGTGCAACCACCGCACTCATCGCTGCATGAAGTTTTGCCCATGTGTCTTGCGTAAATGTGACGCCCTCATCGGGGCCGAAAGCCGACAGGGTTGATTTGATTTGCATCACCTCCAGCGCCAAGTCCAATGCTTCATCTTTCATGTGTTCTTCTCCTTGAGTTTGGCTTCGATGGTGTCAATAAGCACCATTCGGTTGTCGGTTTCTGTCGCTATCCACAGATCAACACGTTCCTCATCCGTCAGCCCAACCCATGTGCGCTTAGGCCGAATAGTGACGCTGGTTATTTCGTGCATACCATCCATCAAGGCGTTTACGCACTTGGCGATTCCTTCTGGCACTTGCGTTGGCTTGTCAGCTTCGCGCATCAGTTGCTCAAATGCATCCGGCACAGGCTGTGCTGGCCCATAGCTAACATGGTGTTTGATTGCGTGGTCTTTGCCTGATCCCAAATGCACACCGCAGTCAAGTGGGTTGTCTTGCACTGGCTCTTGCTGTGCTGGTGTGTTCTTGCACTTCTTTCCAAGTTGGCAACGCACATTCCAACAGCCTTGCGGGTCTTTATTGCAAACTGGCTCATAGTCCAGACCCAACGCTCTGTCGTTCTCTGCCTTCTTATCGAGGGCACGGGCTTGCTTGATGGCGGTGATGGCTTTTTGATGCTGTTGCCATGCTTTGTCTGCTTTTTTGATTTGGCTTTCACTGGATTCATCGAACCCCACATGCAGTGCAAACTGCAACGCCTCCAGCGCCAAGTCCATTGCCAATTCTTCGTCTTTAGTCATTTGGCATCCTTCCATTCCCAGCCAAAGCACAAGCGCATCATTGTTCGATGCAGCCAGATTGGCTTTTCCTTTATATTGATTTGAAGCCCCCCAACCCAATAACCGCCAGCATATTTGGGGTTGAGGTCTGCGAAGCTGAAATTTTTTGTCCGATTCGGCTCTGATTCGTAATCTTTCCAAAAGTCACTCATAACGCCCCCGCTAGCCACCACAGGCCATAAAGAATTGAAATAGACACAGCCGCTGATGCCAGCAGAGATGCAATTAAGATTATTCGATGTTTCACAGTAATGCCTCGCCTACGTTGTCACGTTTTTGTTGTTCGTATTGCTTGATTTGTTCTGGTGTCCAAGGTGTTGGGCCAGTTGCGGGAGGAAAAGGCCACATCATGTCCCCTTACTGCCCCAATCGGGCATCTTTTCGTTCTTTGTTAAGTCATTGAGTTGGTTGTTAAGGTCATCCAATTCAGGAATGTTAAAACCGCCTCGGCAAAAACATCCCCATGCCCAAGCGGCTTCTTCCCAATGGCATTCCTTAAACAGCCTGTCCCGCACAAATGCGCCGGGAGAATTAGGCATATACAGTTTTAGTGGGTTTTCTATCTCGGCTCTCATAGCCGCTGCAATAGCGTTGTAGTTCATATCTTGTCCTGTGTTGTTGACATACGCAGTATAAGCCAACTTATTTGCTTTGTGTAGTCTCTTTAAAAAATATTCCGTTGTTTACGCCCCACGCCTCCAAAAAAGTAATGAAATCCATTGCCTGTTCTTTGGTGAAATTGCGGGTTTGTAAGCCAAGCTGGACGATACCTTGCCCATCCAATGACGGGATGATCTTGCCGCCTTGTAGGCCTGTTTCCTTGGCAAATAGGTCTACCAGCAGACGTTTCCAATCCTCTGTTGACCACTTAGCGCCAAGATGTTGGGCTTGCGTTGCAATCTCGCCAAGCATTGCGTGATATTTTTCCTCTTGGTCACGGCTTTTGCTTTCGGCTTTGATCTCCATGCGTAGTTGTTTGCCAGCCTTAAGGTTTTCTTTGACCTTGGGCCAAATGCTTGCCATCAACGTGCTGGCTTGTTCTGCTGTTTGTAGATGGAAAATCATAAAACTCCAATCACGCGCAAAGCCTCGTCAGGGCTGTTTATGCGGTACAGGCTACCACCACACCAATTCCCAAAAAAGTCTTGCTGTAGGCGCGTTAAAGGCTTGCTTGGCCCGTCTTTTATCTCAAAGAGGTATTGCTTACCGTTGTAGCCAACCAAAAGGTCAACAGGTAGGCCAATGATCCAGACATAAGCCCCTGCTGCCCTAAGTGCGCTGACCACTTGGGCCTGATTTGCGTCCACGCGAGCAGCCCTCCTAATCATTCTGTTCTTTCAGTGCGTTCATCCGCTGGCGCAAATCCTCGGCTGCTTTCGGGCCTCGCTTTTTGCTTATGTCTGCCAACGTGTTCTGCCACCACGCAAAGGCTTCGCCTCTCCCATGTTCCAGCATCTTCTTTTTGTAACGCTGTATCCATTCCCGCGCTTCCGCTTGGCTCATAGTCTCCCGTAAGTTCAAGTGCTCTGAGGATGACAAATTCGCTAAATTGCCACCCTTCACGGGTTCGATCAAGGATTTGGTTTGCTCGTTCATAGTTCATGCTAAGTTTCTTTTGTATTCAGCCAACAGTGCTTTGGCTTTTGCCTTTGCAATTTCTGTGGCTTCGATTTCGGCTTGTGTGCGCTGCCTTGTGATTTGCGGAACAGGCTTAACAGGAATGTCAGGGCCAGCGTTACACAGGTTGCGAAATTTGATGGCGCTTGGTGGGTAGTCTTCGTTCATCTTCTTAAGCGCAAAGTCCAGACTTGGCTTGTACGTCAGAAAAGCCCCAAGGGTTTCTTGCCAAACCTGTCTTACAACCGACAGTTCCATGCCTTCCCAATGTCGGTTAAATGAAGCGCCGTAGATGCTGCCCATGTAAACATAAATGTAATCAAGCCCTTGATCGGCAGAGCAAAAATCAGCTTCCGAGTAATTTGACATGATTGCCACCTCCTATAAGGCCACGAGTTAGGCCGGACATAACGGTTTGGTTTGTTTGACCAGTGCGACTCATGGTCTGGTCTTTGACCCACTCAGCTTTTAGCCCTTGTGAGCCACGGGTACACCACTCTGCCAAAAACTTTTCCAAAGGCCAACCAAGTTTGTTTGCCTCTGACCTTGCCCCTTTGACTACGGTTTCGGTCACTGATGCCTTTTTTGCTTTCCTGAGAAGCAACCAATCTTGCCAAACCTGTTCCCCAACATCAGAGGGGCAAGCAACGACAGTTGCTTTCTTCTTGTGTATTGTGTCTTGTGTTATGTGTTCTGTGTTATGTGTAGCATTGCCTTCGCATTGCGGTTGCAATGCGTTCGCATCCTTTTGCTTGCTCCACCTAGCTTTAGCACTATCACTAGCTTTTTGTGATTTGTCACCAGCCTTGGCTAATTCTTTGTTTGCCCTATGGTGAATCCAACCATCATCAGTTTGCTCAAAATACTCTCGCAATACGACCGCAATGCAATCGCTATGCGAGCGCATACGAATTTGCCTTGCAACCTCTAGTTCATCAAGAGGAATTGGACATTCGTGAAGGTAGTACCAATCAAGCAAACGCCGATAGGTAAGGTCTTCCATTTCAGAAAGATGCTCGGTATGGCTTTTGTAATCGCCAATGTTAAATTGGTAATAATGCATGATTTCCCGCTTTTTCAAGCCCCTTTGATGAAACGGCGGCAGGGGAAGGGGTAACCCTTTTCAGTCGGGGGATCAATCCCGACCTAGCCGTGTTTCAAAACATTATAAGCGATTAAACCGTTTGCAAGATAGGTCGAGCCTTCTTCAACCTGACTTCTTCGTAAACGATAAACAACGCTTGTTCCATCTCTTTGACCGTGCAATTGTCTAGCTGTACGTCATGTACATCCATGACCAGCTTCATGGCTGTCATCTCAGGGCCAGTAAAAGCAAAACGGTTCTTTTCCACGCCACGCTTTGCCATTGTGTAAAGCGCATCCTGTGCTGCCCTGATCTCGTTAGCCCAATCCAAACCTAAGTCATCACGCACACGCACCAAGGCTTCGCAGATGTTGACAGCAGAAATCAGCACATCCATGTGATCCCGTGTGCCTTCGCCCTTCAAGATTGAATCAAGCGCCTCATGGTTCTTTAGCTTTAACTCTAAACCCGCTGATGGCAGTGTGCCTACCTTTTTCATGCCAGCCAAAATCCAGTTCAAGTTGTCTGCCCGTATAGGCCGAGGCTTATAACTGCTTTTCTTCCTCATAGAACCTCAACGTCAGGCAGCTTGGTCTGCTCGTTGACGAACCATTCAGGTTTAAGCGTCTTAAGCTGATAGATCCGCATCATGGGTACGTCTTGGCCCCACTGTGATATAGCCGCTTGACTGACACCAAGTAAAGCCGCCAGCTTGACCTGTGAACCCGCGAGTTTGATAGCTTTTTGTTTTTCCATGCGTCAAGTATAAGTTAGCTGATGTTGTTTTTTTGTTGAACGCTTAAATTTTTTAAATTATTTTTACAACAACGCCTTGATGACGCATAAGTGTGCTTATAATTACCCATGCCCTGAACTTCTCGGGGTCTTTTAAGAAAGCAAATCATGACACTCACAACTTCACAACTCTCGGTTTACAACATCCTTTTAGGTATGTGTGACAACAGCCCATTGACTGACGACAAACGCGCTTTGCTCCTGTCGGTTGATCTTAAGCAATTTGGCATTTCCGACAATGACAAGAAAATTGCTGTTCGCCACTACGAACACATTGTTGGCTTGACCTTGCAAGCGGCTTAATTTAACGGGGCTTCGGCCCCACAAAGGACAAAACATGAAACCCTCACACCTCCAAACACCCCGCACCTTGGCTGACTGCACTTTTGTTACAGGTCACAGCACCATGCACAACACAACGTCACTTTGGGAAACGCTTGCTGGCTACTTGCTGGCAATCTTTATCGGCATCGTTTTCGCCACCATTCTTTTTTACGGGTTGTCAGCATGAAACAGATTGCCACCGCTTTGGTCAAAGCACAGAAGGCCTTTGGCCCCGCTTTAAAGACCGCTACAAACCCGCATTTCCGTTCACGCTATGCAGATCTTGCCGCTTGCGTTGAGGCTGTCATGGACGGTTTAAACAGCAATGGCATTGCCCTTGTTCAGCAACTTACAGAGTCAGACACAGGCGTGATTGTTGAGACTGTGTTTATTCACGAATCAGGTGAAATGCTTAACTGCGGAAAACTTCACGTTCCCGCTGTCAAGCACGACCCACAAGGTTACGGGTCTGCACTGACATATGCACGGCGCTATTCATTGATGGCAGCTTGCGGTATTGCACCAGAAGATGACGATGGCAATGCAGCCAGCCGTAAGGTTGAGAAGAAATCAGAGGTTGATGAATCAGTTATGGCTGACCACCTTGCCGCCATTGAAGCGACCACAACCCAAGACGATTTGAAAAAGGCTTACGTCAAGGCTTACGCATACGCCAATAACGAACCTGTGTGGCAAAAGAAAGTCATTGCCGCCAAAGACAAAATGAAAGGCAAGTTGTAATGGAACAGAGAAGCACTGAATGGTTTGCTGCTCGGCTTGGCAAGGTCACAGCCTCAAGGGTTGCTGACGTTATCGCCAAGACCAAGACAGGCTACAGCACCAGCCGCGAGAACTACATGGCGCAATTGGTCTGTGAGCGCATGACAGGCACACAAGCCGAGAGTTATAACAACGCTGCTATGCAATGGGGTACAGACCAAGAGCCGTTAGCCCGTGCCGCATATGAGGCAGCAGCAGACGTACTGGTTGATGAAATAGGGTTTGTTGTTCATCCCACAATCGTTAACGCTGGCGCATCACCAGACGGGTTGGTTGGTGACGTTGGGTTGATTGAGATCAAATGCCCAAACACTGCCACGCACATTGACACTGTGCTGACTGACAAAGTCCCAAGCAAGTACATCACGCAGATGCAATGGCAGATGGCAACAACGGGTCGTAAATGGTGTGACTTTGTTAGCTTTGACCCAAGAATGCCAGAGGGCTTGCAGCTTTTTATTCAGCGTGTAGATTTTGATGCGGATTACGTCAAGATGCTAGAGGCTGAGATCACGGGGTTTCTTGCTGAACTTGAAACAAAAATTGAAAAACTTAACGAAAGAAAACATGGCTAAATTGCTCAAAGAAATCTCTGTCATCACAGGCAAGTACACCAATGCCCAAGGACAGGAAAAGAATCGCTACACCCGTGTTGGTTCAATCATTGAAACTAAGAACGGTGAAATGCTAAAGATTGACGTAATGCCCCTGATGGATGGTGGTTGGAATGGTTGGGCATACATCAATGAACCGCGAGAGAAAGAAAGCGGTTTTCCGAAAGATGATGACATTAACTTTTAAGGAACTGAAATGAAAAAACTCTTTGTAGCGTTGACACTTGCAGCTTCTGCAACAGCAGTTTGGGCATCTTGCACCACTCACAGTTACAACATGAATGGTCGGTTTGTCACTTGTACGACTTGCTGCTATGGCGGCAATTGCACGACCAATTGTTTCTGATTAACCGGGGAAAGCGGATGCTGTGAAAAGGAAATGAGGCGCTGACCTCTATGTCAGTCACAGACGCAGCGAGTACCCACCTTACAAGGACAAAATATGAAACTAAAAGACTTTTTTGGCAATCCTTTAGACTTTTTTCCAAGGGTCAGGAAGGACGATCCCATCACATCGTTTGAGGCAGCAGACTCGGTTAAAGAGGTCTCAGCCAAGCATCTTAAGATCATCCTTGAATGCTTAGAAAAAAACGGGCCACTTGGCAAAGATGGTATTGCAAGCCATACAGGCCTTGATGGAAATCAGGTTGCTAGACGACTCAATGAGTTAAAGGTTATGGGTTTAATTATGCCAACAGGCAACATTGTTAAATCAAATTCAGGACGCAATGAAAGAGAGTGGACAGCATGAGTTACGCAGATATTGAAATGGAAGTTGTCAGGTGGGGTGAGGCTCGCCAGATTGTTCAACACAGCAATCCAAGAGCGCAAGCCATCAAGACGCTAGAGGAAGTTGGCGAATTGATGCAAGCAATTGCAGACAATGACCGCAATGGCATGATTGACGCATATGGCGATATTCTTGTAACCCTTGTCATGGGTTGCGCCACTGCTGATCTTGACCTTGTAAAGTGTTTTGAACACGCTTACGGGCAAATAAAAGATCGCAAGGGTCATCTGTCGCCAGAAGGCATCTTTATTAAGGAGTCGTGATGATTTTTGACTTGACCACTTCTGCCCTTGATAAACAAGTATCAGGCAATCACTACAAAGACAAGGCCATCCAGCCTGTTGTTTACATCCACGCAAACAATCTTGGATTTTGTGCTGGCAATGTAGTGAAGTACGTTACTCGCTACAAAGACAAAGGCGGTATTGCTGACCTTGAAAAAGCCAAGCACTACATTGAGTTGCTCATTCAGTTAGAAACAGAGCGATCTCAGCCTCCCGCCGTTTAACGAGTCCCGGCAGCACCTTGCCACCACCCTTAGTCCAAGCCCTAAAAGCCTCCGCAGCACCCTCCCAATCGCCTCTATTAGCCCTCATACGGATGGTAGAGCGTTGGAGGTTGCCCGCGCCTATGTTATAGGCCAGACACACCAAAGCATCAAACCGGCCTTGA